ATGGGCTTATCGGCTTGAAAATGCTCTGTGGGCATGATTCTGCAAACAAAAGCAAATACGAAACAATGATAACGGATGCAATAGGATTTTACCGTTCAGGTTTTGAACAGATTTACCTTTACTATGATCCACCGCCGAATGGTGATGCAAACTGGCACCGTGTCGGCTTAAACGAAAATACGATTTATGACGACTCGTTTGCTTACGCTTTGCTTGGACTTTACAGTTATGAGGGTTGGAGCAACACAGTCCAGAAAGCCTACAACTTCATCAACGCAATCGGAACTAGTGCTCAGTACCCTGCTTATAACCCAGCTGTTTGCTGGGCTGGCTACATAAACATCGTCAGCCGTTCTCCAGCCTGCGATTACTATGATGCGGTAACGGCTGGAATTCTATGGAAAATCCGCAAAGAACGTGACAAGCCAAGCCTGTTGTTTAGCATGAAAATCGTGGACATGCATCAGGAGCAATTCATGTATTGGGGTGTTAGGCATGATGATTTTGGCTTTGTTGAAAACAAGAAGGCCATGGCAACGGTTTGCTGGCTTTCGCTCATGTATTTAAACTATGAGGAGCCTTCCACACGATTCACACAGGTTTTAAGGTCTAAAGGTGAGAACATCGCGCTTTATCTAGTTGTTGAGGCTGGTGAAAAAGTTAGTTATGGCGATCCCGTGGGCATCCAAGCAATTGTCAATCCAACAAGAATTGGAGAGATACTTATGGAGCCTGGCTACCTGATAGAGGATTACATTACTGTTTATTCTTTTGCGCCTTTAAGACATCATGACAAGCTGAGGCGGAAAGGCAGAGACTACGAAGTTCAAAGTGTCCAACCCTTCAGCTTCAAAGGTGAAACAGCCTATTTTAAAGCCGTTTGTAGGAGGCTAGCCAGTTCATGAGTGAAGTTGAAGACTCTGTGACAACGATTGTTAGACTGTTGCAAAAGAACATGCGTGTTGTTAATGACGACGAAAGCTTGGCAAGCTTACTTGTCAGCAAAGAATGGTATGACCGTGAAGTTCTCAAAGGCTATGATGGACAAGTAACCGTTGGCTTAGAGGAGAGTCGAGACCAAATCTTAGAGATTTCAGCCAAAACGAGGAGGCGATTAAGCCTTTTGAGGGTTAACGTTTGGGCAACAGACAAACCTGAGCAAGCCATTAGTGGACGTTTGATGCGGGAGAAAATGCGCGAAGAAGTTAACCGCATAATAAGGCAGAACAGAAACAAACCAAACACAACAGCATACGACTTTTATAGTGTGGGTCAAGCCACAGGCACGCATAAAGCCCACCACGGAAGTGCTGAGACCGAGCTGACCCCTCAACATAGCGGCTGGAACGAACTGACAGACGAGGATTACACAAAAATCTGGTATGGTGATGATGAACGCTTTTCAGAAACCGCAAGTGTGAACGGTGAATATGCCATGATGCTTTTCGGTTTCAAAGTAGAAAGCAAAGTGCAGACTATTGAGAAAATCGTCTTAGCTTTTGAGGGTTATGGTGTTGCTTCAGCTGGTGACGGTTTTCTGGTTAAGGTTTGGAATTATGTGGCTGGGGCTTGGCAGAACACTCAAGCGTCTGAGGTTACCGCGGAAGACCGGACTGTTACGATTGGCTTAACCTCAAATTTGGCTGATTTTATGGATGACGACGGTTTTGTTTGGTTTTTTGCAAGAACAGCCAACCCGAGTGACGGGTTAACAGCCGCTGTTCTCCATTGCGATTACGCGTGTTGCACGGTTACGGTTAAGGGCATAACATATTGCGATGTTGTGAGTTTTCGGGATTTAGATGATGTACGTGTTAAGCCTTTCATTTTCCGAACGGAATTCACGGTTAAAACTTGGATGTTTGAAAATGTGGAGGTTTCATAAAATGGAGGGAGGAATGAAAAATAGATGAGTATGCCATATGGTGCCCATGAAACGAAAACCTACTACGTAGAAGAAACAAACTACGGCGTTACGCCTTCAAGTCCAACAATGCTCGGTATAAAAGCAGAAAGTATCGAACCAGGCTTGAATCCAAGCCTAGTTAAGGTGCGAGGCATAGGAAGCAGAGACCTACAAGCCATTAAAAAAGGATTGAAACAAGCAAACCTAAAAATTGTTTATCCAATGCCAAGCGATGCTCCGATAAACTTTCTGCAGCATGTGCACACATTGAACTCTTTAAGCATTGAAGTCTTCTACGAGAAAACCTCAGAAATAATTGATTTGCTCTACAAGGGATGCAGAATCAACAAGGCTGTTGTGGAATGCAGCATCGAAGACGTTGTGAAGGCAACAATTGAACTGATTGGTCAAAACGTTGATGTTGGAACAGCTAAGATCTCTGGAGCCACGTACGCGGATTATGCTGGTGCAGTGCCATACTTTGAAAGTTACGTTCAACGCGGAGACGCAGACGGCTCTAACTTGGCGACTATTGAAAGGGTGACAGACTGGAAGTTCACGATAGAAAACAACTTGAAGCGTGTGCCAGTCATCCGCGACACCGAAGGCTTTCTATTGAAATATTTGCCTGCCCGCCACCGCAACTTAACAGGCGAATTAACCTTTGAGTTTGAGAGCAAACAGGAGTTTGACGATGTAGTAAATGACAACGAGTTCAGTCTGAAGTTTGGTTTGGGTGGAACAAACAGCGCTCTGTTCAAGTATTGTAGATGGGAAAATGTAGCTACACCAACACGTGTTGAGGACTTGGTGAGTTTGAAGGCGACTTTTGTTGCCAGAGACTTGACGATAAGTTAGGAGGCTTGGCGAATGCGAACTGAGGTTTTGGAGCTTGGCAATCGTTTCGGCGAGGAGTATGCTGGACGTTACGTTTTCAGTGAGATTAGTTGGGCTAAGCGAAGCCGCATAATTCAGAAATACACGAAGTATCATCACATCAGCGGACAGATTGTGAAAGCTGATTACGTTGCTGTTCAAGCTGAAACCATCTGGGCCAGTCTTAAGGAGCAGCCGCCCCATAAGCCATTAAGTCTTGAGAAACTGTTGAGTGAACGTGAAGACGGTATACCGGTTGAGCTTGGCGAGTTTTTCAGTCAGATAGTGAACAGGCTTAACAGTGTCAGCCTTGAAGAAACCCGTTTTTTATCAGAGCCATGCGAAGACAAAAGCCCCATCCAGCAGTTACAGAGTTCCGCCTCTGCAAAGAATTCAGATGGACGCCAAAACAGCTTGCAAGACAACCGGCAAAAACGGTCCAGCAATTCATCATAGTCCTAAACGAGCTTGACCGCCAAGCCGAAGGGGAAAGGCTGAAAATGGAGAGGGAGGCGAAACATCGTGTCCGTTGAAATGAGTTGTTACGTGGAAGGAGTTGAAGAGTTTAGGCAAGCCATGCAAAGGTTTGACTCCAGCATGCAGAAGCATGTGCACTGCCAATTGGAAAACTGGGCTGACAACGTCAAAAACCTAGCCCAGCAACTTGTCCCTGTGCGAACTGGTTACCTGCAAAGCACAATCTATGCGAAGATTCGGGAATGGGTTGCTGAAATCGGAGCGGAATCACATTACGCTGTGTTTGTTGAATTTGGCACTCGTTACGTGCGTGCAAGACCATTTCTTTATCCGGCGATCCAAGAACATTTGCCGAGGCTTGAAAGGATTGTTTGTGATGCCTTGAAAGCGGCTAAGGTGGAGGCTGGGTTGTCGTGAGTTTTCGTGAAATAGCCGTCACTGTAAGGGCTGTTAACCGTGCGAGCAGCGAGTTTGCAAGGATACGGACGGATGCTGATGCCTTGTCTGCGCGTATAAAGAGTCTAGGGTCTGCTATTGCTGGTTTTGGGGCTACTGGCGCGGCTATTGGCTACGTGGCGCATCAGTTTGGTTTGCTTAATGATGAGCAGGCTAGGGTTTTCAATTCTGCCATGATGGTAGTCAGTGTCATGGGGGCTTTCATGAGGACGAGTTGGGGCGTTGCTGTTGCTCAGAAGGTTTATGCTGCTGCTTGTTGGGTTGCCGCTGCTGCACAGAACGCCTTAAACATTAGCTATGCGACTTTTCTGGCTTTAACTGGTGTTGGTATAGCTGTGATTGTCGCTGCAGCTGCTGCCATGTGGAGTTTTGCCAACAGCATGAACTCTGCAACTGCAAGCGTTCAAGGATTTAATGAAGCTACTGCTGGAATGGAGACACGTTCCCGGAGCATAACCAGGGCTGGCGAAGATGAATTGTATAGGCGGGGCGTTGAATAGTGAGCGTAGAGATTCCTAAAGTTGCGGTTGTTTTTGGTTCTGTTGCTCCGCCGCAGGGAGATGTTGTCGAGCTTAGAGTTCATTTAGGTTGCACCAAGGAGGTTGGCAGTTTTGAGTGTTTGCTTCAGAACTGGGATAAGAAGTATAGTCCTAGTGGAACTTCGCCAATTAATGTGGGTTTGGATGGACATGTTGACATTGGTAGGGGCACATCGGTTCCGCTCGTAATAACTTGTCGTGTTGAAAGCGTGAAGTATGAGTCTACGCCTACGGCTAATTATTCGCGTGTTAGTGGCAGATGTTGGGGTGAGAAGCTGTTCCGTCAGGTTGTCACAAAGACTTATGAGAACAAGAAGGGCGAAGAAATAGTTAAAGACTTGATAGATTATTACGTGGGTTTAAGCCATGTCAGGGATACCACAGAACTCGTAGAAAACACGGACACCACTTATACAAAGCTTGAGTATGACAATACGCCTGTTTTTGACGTTCTGAAATACATTGCTGAATCGGCAGACAAGAACGGTGTTATTGGTTTTGATTT